CAAGGCATCAGTGTTAACACCAGCTACAATCCTGAGTTTTACGAAGATGAAAAGATTCCAATGAGTGTAATGCTGCAACACATGGTGATGTTCTACAAATATGGCGGCAAGCAGCTTTATTATTTCCAAACAAACGATGGTCAAGGAGAACTTGACGTTAACAAGATGCTAGGTGAAGAAGACTTGCCAGAACTCGAGCAAGTTGATGCAGATGACGACTCAGATTGCGAATCCTGCAAGCTTTGATCCACACTATATAACCATTGACACGCCCAACGGGGCGTGTTACACTCGTAGATACAACAGAGGATATTCAATGAGCGTTTTTGACATAAACAACAAAGTCGACCACACTAAAGTAACAGCATTTTTAGACCCAAGTGGTGGCCCAACTATACAACGATACGACACACTAAAATACAAACAATTTGAGCAGTTAACTGAAAAACAGCTTGGATTCTTTTGGAGACCAGAAGAAATTGATGTCACACAAGATTCAAAAGACTTCAAAGATTTAACTGACCACGAACAGCACATCTTTACTAGCAATCTCAAGCGCCAAATTCTTTTGGACAGTGTGCAAGGGCGCGCACCTATGGAAGCATTTAGCCCAATTGTAAGCTTGCCGGAGATTGAAAACTGGATCACCACATGGACGTTCTCTGAAACAATTCACAGCCGCAGCTACACGCACATCATACGCAATATCTACACAAATCCTAGTAAGATCTTTGACGAGTTGCTGGACATCAAAGAGATTGTCGAATGCGCAGAAGACATCTCCAAGTATTATGATAATTTGATTGAAATGTCTTCGTATTACAATCTTCTAGGCGTGGGCACGCATACAGTCAACGGCAAAAAAGTTGTTGTGGACTTGTACGAACTTAAGAAGCTGTTGTGGCTAACACTAATGAGTGTGAACATCCTCGAAGGCGTAAGATTTTACGTTAGCTTTGCATGCAGCTGGGCATTTGCTGAAATCAAGAAGATGGACGGCAATGCCCAAATCATCAAGCTTATTGCACGTGATGAAAACTTGCACCTTGCCTCGACCCAGATGTTGCTGAAAATCCTTAAGAAAGACGATCCAGACTTTGCAAAAATTGCAGAAGAAACAGAAGACGAATGTGTGCAAATGTTTGTTGATGCAGTTGATCAAGAAAAAGCATGGGCCGATTATCTGTTCAAGGATGGATCAATGCTGGGTATCAATAGAGAGCTGCTGGACAACTATATTGAGTGGATTTGTGCCAAGCGTATGCAAAACGTATATTTGCCGTGTCCATACAAAACCCCGAGAGATAATCCATTACCGTGGACACAAAAGTGGATCAGTGGGGCAGACGTACAAGTGGCTCCACAAGAAACACAAATTACCAGTTATGTCAACGGCGGCACCAAGCGCGATGTTGACGGTGACACTTTCAAAGGCCTGAGCTTGTGAACACTGTTATATGGACCAAAGACAGTTGTGATTTTTGCGTTAAAGCAAAATCTATGCTGACAAGCAAAGGCATCGAGTTCGAAGAGAGAAATCTTTCTAGCAATGTATGGAATAAGGAGCAGCTATTAGAAGCTGCTCCTACTGCAAAAACAGTGCCACAAATATGGCTTTACGGAAAGTACGTAGGCGGCCACGACAACCTATGTAGGTATTTTGACGACCACAATATGTGGACAGGCGATTGCGAACTTTAACAACATAAATTATAAAGGAAATATAAATGATTATTGAAATCCCAGTATCTTCGGGCGATATTGTTACTATTAAGATGACCACAGGCGACGAAATTATTGCTCGCTTATTAGAGGTAAGCGAGACACAGTACATTGTTGCCAAGCCGCAAGCATTGATGGCAACTGAAAACGGCATGGGCCTTGGACCATTTGCATTCACAGTCAGTCCCGAAACAAAGATACCAATTAATCGAGCTACTGTTGTGTTTTGTGTCAAAACAGACCCCGACACAGCCAAAACTTACATCGGAAGCACTAGTTCGCTGGCGGCGATATAAATGGCAACTGTATTAACAACACAAATAATTACTAACGATAATTCATCCGAAGAGCTAGTAGTAGTAATCGGCGAAGATGCAGCACTGCAAAGCAGTTCTATTGCAATTGATTATTCAGCTAAACTTACTCGACTAGCTGATGCATTTGATTTACACAACAGCTATCTTGTACAAATAAAAGACGACGTTGAACGACTTAGGTATCTTTCTGACCCTGACAGTGTTGATAACGGAGACGAAAATCACGGCACTGGTTTGAGAGTCTCTCAACCGTATGGTATAATAAATTCTGCATTGCTACATGGGTCTTTGGTAAAAGCGGCTACTGCTCTTGATTTGGACAACGCCATCAATAATACAGATGCAACCAGAGAAGCTTCTGCAATATCTGCACTCGAAGCACTTTTACAACAGTTACGAAACTCTGCATTTTTTCAAGATAATAAGTAATTGACACTGTGCTGCTTATATGCTATAGTTTAGTATAGAGAGGAAAAATCATGAAAATATTAACAGATTGTGACGGAGTGTGGCTAAATTGGATATGGCCTTTCCACAAACACATGCACAACCTGGGCCATTGTCGAAGTAACAGTACTTCTTACGACATGCAAGTTAGTTATCCGGAATTGCAACGAGAAGAAATCCAACAAGCAGTTTTGGATTTCAATAACAGCGACAATATTAGTCGATTGCCTGCATTTAGAGATGCAGTTACTGGAGTCAAACGGTTGCTGGAAGCAGGCTACACGTTTGACATGATAACCAGTCTCAGTGATCAGGTGTCGGCAAAAGAATTCCGACAACAAAATATCGATACTGTGTTTGGTACTAATTGTGTTGAACAACTTATTTCAATAGCCTGCGGAGCCGATAAGGACGAGGAACTGGTCAAGTATGAAGGTACTGGGCTTTGGTGGATCGAAGACAAGCCCGAAAACTGTGATGCTGGGTTAAAATACGGATTGCGGCCAATTCTCATTGACGATCCAACTAATCAGTGGTATAACAACAATAATGTAATTAGAGTGTCCAACTGGGAAGAGTTGTGCGGAGTAATACTAAGTGAGTGACACGCATGAACAGTTAAAATTAACCTGGGCTATATATCTTCGAGAAAGTGAAAAATTCGACGAAGATAGCGTTAAGGTTAGTGCTGTTCGTGCAAGACAAGCACTACACGATATGAAAGAATTGTTAGTTATTCGCCGACGAGAAATCCAAGAAAAGAAAATCGATCAGTAATAAATACTGTGCGGGATGAATATTTAAACCCAGAAACGAGGAATTAATGGACAAAAATAACGTAGACTACTTATACGGCATCGTTGCTCGTGTTGAATACTATTATTCAATTAGAAAAAAAGCTATTCGATACATTATGGAAAACCATATTAAAAACGCAGAGTTGGGTATTAATCTTGTGTTAATGAGCGCAGTGTGGGCTTCTCACCAACGAAACGAGTTCTTAACTGAAGAAGACTTGTTAATATTATTTGGACTTAGTAGAGCCGAGGAGACAGCAGAACTTGATATGGAGGAGAGCGAAGTTTTAAAATTAAATCCTATTCACTTTGAACTCACACTAGACGAAATATTTGACCAAACAGTAGAAAGCTTTAAATAATGGCAGACCGAACAGTAAATAATACATCACAAGAGCTTATTGACGCGTTCTTTAAAAAAGGCGGCGAAGTTGAAACACTGCCGCCGGGTGCTCGATCAGAAGACATTGTGTACACTGGTGGCTTTTACGGACGCCGAAAGAAGAAGAAAGAGGACGAAACATAAGCAACGTTACCGAACCAAACAAGGATTAAAAGAGCCCAATGGTAATGAAGAGAAAACCGGCAGCACATGTCGATATTGAAGATTTAGCAGTAACGTTGGACCAAATGATAGATGCTGGCCATGCAATTGGTGTTCAGTTTCATCACGTTGAAAGTGCTGCAAAGCAACTGCGCCACTTATCTAATCTGCTTGATTCATATCAGTCTGAACGAATGCAGCATAACAAAAATTAAAGGAGAAGTTAATGCATGAAGATTTAGACAAGTGTAACCGACTGAGAGATACAACGTGAGTAAATTTACAATCGAACAAATTAATCACTGGTGCCGGTGCCTTTGTATATGCTTTATGTTGTTTATAGTAGCATTTACAACAAAAAGTTGCGCCGACGAATTAGGAACAGGCATCGGAGTTACAACTTACACTGGCTTTGATCAAAAATGCGAAGCTGCGGGTGGCATTCGACACAGCGGCTTGCGCCTTAGCACGCTTAACCTTATTGAACTTGATTTAGCAGACTAATGGATTATTTTTTGCAAAAATTATATTGTGCGTTAAATAGGCACCAATGGAAGTGGGCAAAGACATCTGGCACTTACACTAGGATTACCCGAATGCGGCAACGATGTTCATGCTGTGGAAAACAACAATCATTTTAACACCAAATCAATAGACAAAAGGAAAGTAACATGGAATTTTTACTAGGAGTTGTGTTTGGCGCCTCTTTGGTATACATATCTTATCATGGACGCAACACACAACTAAAACGGGTATTAACTGCTTTTGTAGAAGCAGAAGTTGAATACATGATAGTAAACAAACTCGGTGATGCTGAAAAACAACACAACATAAAGTGGGCACGTAGAGTGTTGGACGCTTGACAGTGGTTGGTGTGTGTGCTACTGTGAACTATAAACAATGCAGGACTGTACAATGAGAGCGTTTGCACCATTTTATACACCATACCAGATGCTGGAAATTGGAGTATTTGACGGGGGCTATTTTAATAGTTCTCCTGAAGATTTAATTGAAGACATTGAGATTGCACCAGTAAATTTTTATGCCAGCAATGTCGGACTGTCGGCTCAACGTTGGGGTGAGAAAGGATGGATCACGCCCGAAGATCCCCTGGGCTGGTTTCAATGGTATATTAGATATTATCACGGTAGACGCATCGAAGCACTGGACCGTTGGCAAATTGGGCGGTGGAGTTCCTTTGGTGCAAGACACGGTGCGCAGGTACGCAAAAGCGGGTTTGGTAACATTACCAAACGTCCTAGGCAACGTCAAGGATTGTTACACTGGGCACATAACCCTGAACCAGATGTATAGTGAGGTAAGCAGTGATCAAAGTAAAAGCACACATGGTCAGCATTGGCTCGGCCAGGGTTGCAGACACAAACCTCTGCTGCGAGATTGCATTGCCAAAGCCAGTTGCGCTTATGGAACCCAAACATATTATACTGCTGAGGATTTCAGGAGTACCGGTCTTTGACATCACAGAAAGTCTAGGTTCTGAACCAGAGCTAGTAAACAAAGAAGATTGTTATCATGTTCATGCAAATAATTGATAAGTTTATAGATTGGTGGTGCATTGATAATTGCGAGCCGAACCGTGAATTCGAAAACAGCATAGACAGTACATGCTGTTGGAGCGACGATGGAATGTCCTCAGTTTCATTAGTAAAAGATGGCCCTCAGTTTAAAGTTAACGTTGATGCACACAATTGTTGTTATATTGTAAATCACGGCGTTATTACTTATTTAATATATGCATAAGGTATTATTATGAAAAAATGGCAGTCGCAAATACCAACCATTCCCAAAGTTAAGAATTGTATACACTGCTTTGTAACTACAATTGATTTGTTTACTGGACCATATAGCCGTGTAATCTGGTTATCCAGCAAGCAATATTTATTGTTTAGTATACGTTACCCAAATGAGCATGCGGATAAAATACTCGAATCCGACGCCCTACAATATTTTAGAGAAAAACTTTCAGATCAAACATACAACAACATTCTTGAACCTCATGAACAGTGAAAAGCGTTGCTACACCCAGTGGACAGATTTCCGGCTGGGCTTTAAGGCTGGCGGAAAAATCGTTTGGCTGACCGACAACGAACTGTTGATGCACCAATTAGATGGCGAATATTTGTTCGTAGAAATAACCAACGTTGCTATTAAAAAAGTAAACGAAGTCTACATGCATCAAACTGTAGGCCCGGCGGTAGACGGATGAGTGAAAAGAAATGTTATGCCACGCATTACAAAAAGCATAGCTGCCACGGAACGACAAACGTGTCAGGCCTTGTAATATGGCTAACAGACCAAGAACTTTTATTACTAACGATAAAAGGCCGCATCCATTGTGTGGAAGTTGTTAATGCCGATATTAAAAAACGTTACGAAATATTTATGCACCGTACAGTTGACGAAATTAACGGCAATGATTAAAATGAAATCAGAGCTTAATACTAATTTACAAACATTGTATAAATATTAGTATGAGCGCAAATGGTATATCACAACTAACAAACAAGCAAAGCAAGAAGCAAAGCTTGCTCTTGCAGCAAACGACCGTACAGCAGCAGGCAACCCTCGAGATACATCCAACATTGAACTGTTGCCTACAAAATATGCAGGCAACGAGGTCGTCGACAATGAAAATGCTGGCGGACTGCAACCAGGTCGTCCCTGGGTCTAAAATAAAACTTGACACTTCGCACGTTATAGTGTATAAATATATACATGCAGCAGAGAGTAATCGGTTGTTGCATTATTGATGATTGTAATAAATGAAACGGACCTGGGGGCGGTACCCAGATCGTCCACCAAAAGTTTAGACGGGTGATTGACATCTTCAAGGTAGTGCTTGTAAACAACTAAATGATGAACGTTACGGGCGATAAATAGGATCGACGTGCAGGAAAAACAATTATTAGGATACCCGGATTTAAGCTCGGTTAATGCGATCAAACTACTAAATGCAACCGATAATGCAAACACTGTGGAAATGGCCCTAGCGGCTTAATTCACTGGCGCCCGGGGAGAGCGTAGCAACAGAATCTCCTCACTTGCAGCCTAAATTGGGCTACTAGGGTTGACAACTTACCTAGTAATAGAAAAGTTGCTCGCGTACAAGATAGGTATTTCTTACCTTGTACGCTTTTAATAACAGACTGTAAAACGCCCTCGAGACATAGTCTGGGCCGCTGGGCAAATAATGATGTACTTCTTAAACTTTTAGTACTAGTAGATTGCAAATAGTGGGATACAAAACGCACCACTCAGAAACTGTTATATAATTTTTAACCCAGGGATAAGCAATGTCTTTAAATAACCCACCTAAGCCAAACACAGAACAAAGTTTGATTGATGCGTTTTTAAAAGGAGGAGGCAAAGTTACCAAAGGCAAAACCAAGCCAATGGCCTCTGAATTAGGCATTAGCAACAACAGCTGGAATCAAAAACTTACCAAAGACGAAAAAGCAGCAAAGAAGTAGTTGTTGTAAATTTACAACAACATTGACATTATTTAAGCAAAGCGTATCCAGTACTTGACTGGGTGCGCTTTTTGCTGTATAACTAGTATTGTTAAGGAGCAATAATCAGTATTGCTCCTACGTTACAATGCATAACCAAAAGGAATTCAATATGCGTACACTACTCTTAACTACAATTGCCACTATGGCCATCGGAACATCGGCATCTGCTCAAGGAACAAGCGCCACACTTGACACATTTGCTACAAAATCCGGAAACGCAGACACAGTATTTGCAATGGACGCAACTGCTGACTTTAGCTTCGGTATTACACCAACAGTTGACATGCTAGTAGGCGGCGAGTTGTTGTTTACAGACTTTCCAGATTCGGAAGAAGTTGAACTAGCCAAATGGTATATTGGTGTTGATTTTGGTGCTGTTGCTGCCACTGCTGGTAAGCAGAAAGACTTGTTCACCGGTTCACTTATGCGCGAACTCGGCGGAGACGCGCTTGCGAATCCAACTAGTGGAGAATATTCGTTGATTGCTAGTGCATCATCGGGCGCAGCATATGTTGGATATGACAATGTGACTGACAATTGGACCAACATCCAGGTTGCAGCATACTTTACACCAGCTGTAATGCTTGCACAAAACGTTGCTGTTGTACTCGACTATCAAAACGTAAGCAACGACTTTGCAATTGCCGCCGAAGTTAACGGCTCGTTCAACCAACTGAACACAGGCGCAGTTGCAACTTATTCAAGCACAACAGACGCGGTTGGATACGAAGCCATGATTGGATGGTCCATGGCAACCGTTGATATTGCTGGGTTTGCAGGTGGATCATCTGACACCGACTTGGTGGATTATGTAGGCGCAGGCGCAAGCATGATGTTCAATACTATTGAATTGTGGAGCGAAGTTGCTTACAACATCAACTCCACAGATTCGGACATTGCAGCAGGTGTAAGCTTTAACTTCTAATAGTTAAAACAACTATAACATCTAAAAGAGACAGGGAAACCTGTCTCTTTTTTCTTGACAGCAGTACAAAAACGTTGTATAAACAAGTATGCAAACATGCAAACACGCAAATACATAAGAGGACTACACACCATGGGTAAGAAAAAGAGCAACTCCACTTCGTACGTTTCAAAAGGCATTCACAGCAATGTTGCTAATTCTACAATGCGATTAGTTCGCGAAGGTTATCTTGCCAGCGGCAATCGGACGATTAATCAACGCGCAGCGTTTGATGCAGGCAAAAACGTGATGGTTACTATTCCAAACCCAAATTTCAGTGAGACTAATAAGCCGTACTTGCGGGTAAATGCCAAGACTATTTGGAAGTCGGCGACCAAGAAGTAATACACATGACATTGTCAACGACAGCGATGCTGTCGTTGATTTTAATTAAAGGTATAATTTATGAGTATGCATCTTATACGAGGTATGTCCTCGCTTACTACAAAAAAACGCAAAGGCAAAAAGAAGACACAAAGTCTTATTGCTGCCGAAGCACTGCACGAAGCAACACTTGCTCGACTCGGAGTTGGTAAGGTCAAGCTTCCTACTAATGCCAGGGGACAGCGTGTTGGTATCAACAAGATTCCAGATTACAAAGTCAAACGTGTAACCAGTGACACTATTCCTGCGCACGGTCCAGCAAAAGAACAATCAGTGTATACTGGAAATGAGATTGCTGGAATTGTTACAACACACAAATCAAACCTCATGCCCATCCGTCGCGACAACAAGACCGCTGCAACAGACGCAGCAACTATGCGACGATGAGTAAACACTCTTGAAAACAACAACTTAAATTAAAGTGAAAAAACACAACATGAAGCACCCAGTACAACAAATCATCATGGACGCCAACGGTACACCGCGATTTCGTGCCAACGCAATTGTAGAGTGGCTACTAGAAACCGGCAATGCAGACATGAACGCCATTGCTGTTCAGAACTTCTCAAAAGCTGACCGTCGGCAGTTTGCCCAATTGATAGGATACAGCACTTCGGCCTATGGCGGATTATCATATGCAGAAGGCAGTAAGTCTGCTAACATTGCAGACAAGAAATCTTTGCAAATGTTAGATACGACCAGCACCGATGCTACAGAACAATAACAATGTCTATTCACAGTGACTTAGAACAGCCATATCATGATGCAAGAATTGCAGCATACAACATTCTTGAACTGTATGTTGAAAAGAAACTCCTCAAAGATTACATACTTGTATTAGCAGTCGGTTAGGGATGGATTGTGTATAAGCCCAACGGTACTACTTTTTCGGAGATGGATTATCCAGAAGCACCGAACTTCAAACACTTGCGAGAAGTCATTAAAACGTTCGACGACACCTACGGGTTTGGAAATGAACGCATCACTGGAAAAAATAGATAAATACGTAACGAAGTTAAAAAGTAGACTATAAAAGCAGAGTGATGCTTTATCAACAGGAGGTAGGTGATGACTCATCTAATAGACATAATGAACCGAGCACAGCCGGTAACAGAAATAGTAGCAGTAGCAATAAAACCAAAAATGCCAAACACTCCTATAACTGCGGAATATCTATGTGCAATGTTAGGATCGTTAGAGCCACCAGTTCTAGAAGAGGTGTGGCATTTTAGTAAGACACCACCTGATGAATGATATTACAATAATTACGCCTCCGGATGTATTGCCAAACGACACATTTGGTCTTTTATTAATATTTCCGAGTGCAATACTAAAGTCACAGGTACAACAAATATTAACAACCGCCGGTTTGCCAGTAAATGTGTTTTTATACGAAGCACTAGAAGAAAATTTAGAATGGCTTCTACAATTAGTAAAAACAGTTAACATAACTATTATGGATGTTGATAACTCCTGCCCGGCAACACGGGCGTTTACGTCACACATAATTGCGCAACCATCTACTTTTTACTTGACAAACAACGGGTCAACCCCGTATAATATAATAAGCAAGAACAGAATTTTTGATGTATCTTGGTTAGAAAATATCCTAAGAGGAAATAATGAGTAAACACCAAAAGTCCGACAGACATCAAGGTATGTCAGTTGAAGTTCGAGGAAACGATGTACCAAAGGCACTTCGCAAGTTAAAGAAGAAGCTAGCTGATGACGGATTATTCCAAGAGATCCGGCGGCGCGAGAGTTTTGAAAGCAACGGTACTAAAAACCGCAAAGCAAAGAAGGCTGCCATCAGCAGACTTAAAAAAAGTCAACTCAAATCAGATATCTAAGAGGGTAATATGAGCACAGAAATTAAAATTGAAGAAAAAGTAAAAGCCAAGTTTAAAGAACCCAGTCAATACAAAGTTGTCTTCTTAAATGACGACTCAACACCGATGGATTTTGTTGTAATGTTAATGGTAGAATTGTTCAAGCACACGCCAGAAACAGCTCACAATCTTACCATGCAAATTCATGAAGAAGGCAGCGGAGTTGTTGGTGTATTCAGTCACGAAATTGCAGAACAAAAAGCAGCCGAGTCAACATCCATGTGTCGAGACAACGGCTTTCCTCTAAGAGTTAAGATAGAGGAAAACTAATGAGCCTAAAAGATCTTACGTGGAAATACCACCAAGATGCTGAACGTACAGCACATGCTCGCAAATTACTTGCGGGCATGACCCCTGATGAATATCACAAATACCTGTTTAACCAATATCACATCTACGTTGCATTGGAATATTATGCCACAAAACGCGGGGTACTAACCGGCATCGAAGAGATTTGTAGAAGCAGCAGTATTCATGATGACATCGAAGAGCTTAATAAGTTATATAAACTCAGCGCGCCAGTAGTATGTAACGTTGTAGCCGAATACATTAACTACGTCGAAGCACTAACAAACCCTATTGACATTCTTGCCCACATCTATGTGCGCCACTTTGGCGACATGTATGGAGGCCAGATAATCTCCAAGCGAAATCCAGGCAGTGGTAAGATGTACAAGTTCGACAATGTAGAAGAACTAAAGACAACTGTACGCGCAAGGTTGTCTGAAGATATGGCAGACGAAGCAAATCGGTGTTTTCAGTTTGCTATACAACTATTCATGGAACTAAGCAATGAGTAAGGTATGGACTGCACTATTAGGAATACAACAAGAACTGACTAGAAGCTTTGAGCAATCCGGTACAGAAATATTTGAACCAGGCATGGCCAAGTTCAATCAACCAGGGTGGATCAATCAAGTGTGGACTGGAGAAAAATATCGCCGTGCCCACATAGATGTAGTCGATGCAAGAGAAACCAAAGGGTTATGGATGATGCATTGTTGTATTTTTCCTCACCTGCACAACAATGGGCCTATCTTTGGCCTAGACGTTATTGCAGGTAAGAATAAAATTACAGGATTCTTTCATGACTATTCTGCAACCATTGATCCAGCACACGACATGATAGAAGCGTTTGGAGATGAAGCAGCAGCACTAGAATGGAAAAAGAAAAGAGCACTTCCTAAGTGGGCAGAAGCTATTTTCAGCGAACATATGATTGCAGCAGGAAACGTACAGAAGACAGAAGAGCTTGAGCAAATAGTTCAATTAAGTACAGATAGTATTTTTTCATATTTGGACCTAATTGGTGATTATAACTTTGCCGGAGACCACGACGAGATCAAATCTGCACAAAACAAATATGCACACTATCAAAAGCAAAACCCCCACACTCCAAAAACAATGACAAGTCTCGGACTCAGTGAGGATGATGTTACAGCTTTTGTACAAGATTGCCTATTTCCTGAAGTCAAATAAATATGTATATGGATTGGTCATTTAATTTTTTAAAAAAGACTCCTAAGATAGAATCAAAGGAATTGCATCAGAAGTCTGCACATGTTGGCCCTAATATTGTTTGGCTTCATGGTGCTGGGCAAACCAGTACAAGTTTTAATTATCTAAGATTGGTACTACCGGATTGGCCAGCAACACTTATTGACTACTCCAGTGAAAACAGCTTCTATGATAATTTAGATCTTATACACTCCTCTGTTTGTAGCAAAGAGCCTCTATTTGTAATAGGTCACAGTTTAGGAGGAATTTACGGATTGCACCTAACTCAACATTGCAACGTAGTGGGCGGAATAAGTATTAGTACACCATTTAATGGTTCTGTTATTGCCGATTGGGCCAAGTATATTATTCCAAGCTATCCGCTGTTTAGAGACGTTGGTTCAAAGAGTCGTCCTATAACAGAGGCTAATAGCATGCCAATTAATATTCCGTGGACCCAGATAATAAGCACCACTGGAACTGTTCCATACATAAAGGCGCCAAATGACGGTGT